GTCCTGAATGCTTGCGTAAACTATGCAAGATAAGTGAGATAGGACGTGTCTTGTATGTTGTCTTTAAGCATAAAGGTTCTGAGGTGTTTGGGCAGAGTGTTATTGTGAAGTGTGTTGCCTGTCAAAAACGATATTGGGTTACTGCCAATGAAGGTCTAAAAAAGGAAGTGGATATTGGAAACTAACGAACAGGGCAATAAAGGAACAAAGTCTTCTGTTAAGACGCAACTCATTATGACTGATGATGCTTCTATAGCGTTGTCTTCGATTATTGAGAAGCGTAAAAATAGTTTTAATCCACAACGAAGACTTATGTTGCTCGAGACGCAGGTTAATATTTCATACCTGGTCGGAGAACAGAACATACAGATTGTCGGGAATACGATAAAGCCTCTTGAAAAAGAACGCAGTACGATGTGTGTTGCTAATTGCATACTTCCGGCCGTCCAGAAAGATGTTGCAGTTTCAACTAGAATACCGCCTATTTTTGATGTTATACCTGCCGGCACCGACGATGACGACAAGGCTACGGCTATTGTCGCCCAGAAGGTTCTTCAGTATCTTCAGAGGAAGTTTGGTAAGGGGCTTAAGCGGGGTCAGACTGTTCTGTGGTACGATATCGCTGGCGTAGGTTGGAGGAAAGTATATTGGGACCCAGACGAGACTGTACTTGGTATTAATCCCCCGCCTGTCGACGAGAACAATCAGTCGATTCAAGGTCATGTTTCGTCAATACCAGTTGGCGAGGCTATTACTCAGGGCAATGTTATTGTGGATTCCATACCGCCAAATCAGCTTATTTATGATTTCAGGATAACTGATTTGTCGAAATTAAAATGGATAATTCATGCTAAACACATATCTTATGGTGAAGTGGTAATGGCTATCGGTCTGGAAAACGCTGAACTAATTAAATCGAAATTCATTTCATCTTCATCTGGTGGTGAGACTGAATTTGAGTCTTCTGTGATTCGCAGGTTTGTTTCTATGTTTCCTGAGTCCCAGAAGGTTAATACGGCTTCTTTGTCTACCGGCGCTGAGATGGAACTGGAAGACGATAAGTATGCAGATTACTACGAATACTGGCACAAACCAACAAAGAGTTTTCCGACAGGATGTTTCGCGGTAATGGTCGGTGATCAACTTATTACCAATAGTCCATTCCCGATTCAGTCTTATCCGCATGGGGAACTGCCATTTATTCCTGCCTGTCCAATGGCACTTGACGACGCTAGTATTGGTGCCATCAGTCGCATATCTCAGGCAAGACCGCTTCAGAGAGAGTACAACGGGCTACGGAGCCAGATAAAAGAAAACAATGATATAATGGGCAATTCGGTATTCGTGGCCCCCAGGTCAGCCAAGATCGTCTATAAGACACTTGATAACAGGGCTGGCAATATAATCGAATATGACGGTCCGGTCGGCAAGCCTACCAGAGAGCCGGGTGTTCCTATGAGCGGCCAGATATTCAATCACCTGATACAGACGAAGTATGCTATTGACGAGATATTCGCTTTCCACGAGGCTTCGAGGGGTGTTGCTCCAAGGAATATCCAGAGTGGTAAAGGTTTGCAGGCGTTACAGAACGCAGATATGGCTCAACTCGGTCCGATGATAGAGGGTTTTGAAGACTCCGATGAGAGAGTGGCTTATCAGGCTGTTATGGTTGGTGTAGCTAATTACGAACCTGGCCGTCTTCTTAATGTTGTCGGAAGTGATTACGAATGGACAACTTATGAACTTGACCGGAATCAGATGCTCGGCAAGTTTAATATCATTATCCGTCCGAAATCCTCTATGCCGCTTGATAAAGAGGCTTCCGCTATACAGGCTTTCGAGGTTTGGCGATCAGGACTTCTTGGAAATCCCCAGGACACAGACTTAAGACTCTGGACGCTTGACCAGATGCACCTTGGCAATACTGAGTCTTTATTACAGAAGCATTCGAAGCAGAAGAACTTTGCGATTAAGGAGTTTGCCGCTGCTTACGCCAATATTAAGGATATGCCACCAATAACAGATGATGTATCTTCAGAGCAACTTGTTGCGGTTATAGAGCAATATGTTTTCGTTCCAGCGGTTAACTCCTTTGACGACCACTCTTTACACATCTTTTATCACAACGAATGGTTACTGGATAAATTCTGGGAACTCCGCAAGACAGGCAATCCGATAATGATTGAATTCCTGCAACGAGTAATGAACCATGTAACTCAGCATCAGTTGATAATGCAACAGGTAGCGGAAATGCAGTACCAGAAAGACCTTATGAGAGAAATGCTGGTTAAAGGCAAGACTATGGACCAGATAGCTTTGAGTAAAATGGACTTGAGTCCTAAAGATAAAGAGAAACCCTAATTATTGAAAGGAATTATCATGCCACCAGAAACAGACGCAAACAATGCGGCGCTAGTAACACCGGTAGCCAGCAACGTTGATCACCAAACACTTCAGGTCCCACTTACTCCGGTCGAATCGCAGCCGCAACCGAACCCGGACAATGTTGTAGCTCCGCCTAATGGTGGTGCTGGAATCGTCGAGAAGGCACCTGAGACGCCTGCTGGTGAGCAAACGCCTGCCGATGGTTCTATTGTTACCCCCCCAGAGAATCAGGCCGCTATCGAGCGTCTAAAGCAGCAGACAGCTAGGAACAACAAGCTTCTATCTGCTTTGGGTGTTGATCCGATGAGCGACCTTGGAGAGCAACTGGAATCAGGGCTTATTACTCCTGAGATGTTACAAAGACATATTCTCGGATCAAGAGGGCAATCACAGCCCGGGCAGCAGCCTCCTGGACAGCAAGTACAGGCCCCGCCAGAACAGAGTCCGATATTACAGGCACAACTTGAATTGGACGCTGCGAATCAGGCTTTTAAGGATGAGGCTTCAACCGGATCGATATCTATCGAAACAAATGAAAGATTACATGCGGCTCGTGCCGCTTTATACGACGCCAAAGACGATGAACGTGAGAATAAACTAAATCAGGTCATGGGCCAAATTACCGCTAGTAAACAAGACGAGCAGGTTAATGAGAGTCTGGGTGCTGTTTTAAGTGTTGTCCGCGAAACAAACGGCTTTAAGGCGTTGACTGACAATGAACCTTTGAAGCAGATAGCGGAATCGGTCTACATAGCAATGTCAGGAACAATGGCTGACCAGGAAGCACGGAAGGTCGGTATTGACCCTGCAACGTTAAGACCGGAACATTACGCTTATTATGCCAATAAGGCGTCAGAGAAGTTAGGACTACTTGCTGAATTTTATATTCAAATGGGGCGAAAGCAAGTTCTTGATAGTCAAGACCCCACACGACAACGTCTCCCTAATATAACTCCCGCTGGGCCGTCAGGTGGCGGCGTCATACCGCAAAGTCCGTATCGTGGGGTTGGTATAACCAATCACGCCGATGCAGCTAAACGGTTTATGGCAACAGGCGGTAAACCATTGTAAATGAAAGGTTAATGTCATGACGACATCAGCAGCAACAATTAACGCGACAGACCAGGTACGGCAGGACTTTCAATATAGTGCTTCCGTAGACGGTTTGTTAAAGCAGGTTTACATACCCGCTTTGAACAATGTGACATTCCATGCCACTCCACTCATGGACATGTTCGGTGAATTCGGTGGAACAATTGATTTTGCAGGCAATAAGGTAATTAAAGGCTTCAAACACCAAGGCGCCGGTGGTTTCGGTGGTATTCCTGAAGGCGGTACTTTTGTTACTGGTAGAAAGCAAAAAGGTTTCCAGGGTGCAGAACGCCTGAAGTACCTGAATGCTTTTCTGTCTTTGACGGGTCCTGCGGCTCGTACAGTTCGCGAAGGACAGGGTGCTTTCGTTGACGCTATATCCTCAGCGATGGACGATACTCTCAAGTTAGCCAAGATGCAGATGGAGCGTATTATTGGTGGTGCTTGTGATGGCGTTATCGCAAGTTCACTCGTACCTGCTGCAACATGGGCTGGCGGTGCTACGACAGCAATGACTATCACCGGCCTTGCCGGTACTGGTGGTTATTCACCTTTGCACTGGCTTCAGGAAGGTATGAAAGTTGATATCTGTTCTGACAAAATCGGAACCTTGATTACCGGCACAGCCAAGGCCGCAACAGTAAGTGCTATTGATTATGCCGCTGGAACAGCGACATTGACGCCTGCCGGAGAAATTACGGTTGCAGACGCCTCTACGATATATCTTACACTCGCAAGCGCATATGGAGATATTGAAGCTCCTGGTACCGTAACCGCAGACTCGTGTCTTGAGCCTAATGGTCTTGACAATCTTGTCTCTGATGGTGCTTCAGCCGGTGAAACTGATACGCCAAAGACGACTATTTGGGGCCTTACTCGTTCAACGTATCCCGATGCTCTTCGAAGTATCGTGAAACTTGCGGCTTCTGCCGAACTTGATGAGGAACTTATGATGGGTTGGCTGCTCGATCTCGTGAACTACAGGCAGAGTGTTCCGAACGTAATGGTTACAGATCCGAGAAGTCGTCTTAAATACTTCTCAAACCTGAAAGACGATAGACGGTTCAATACAACTGTTCTTGATAGCTCGTTCGGTTTCAGGTCGCTGGCCGTTACAATCGACCAGTATACAATGTTACTTCAGAGTTTGACCAGTCTTAAGCCCGGAACGCTTTACATGCTCAACACAGGCGATTTCAAGTTTGCTAGGGCAACACCGGGTTTCACCTGGATTGAATCTGGCGGTAAGATCATGCGTGATTACGAAACAGTTGATGCAATGTTTGCCACAGCGGTAGACTATGTTAACTTTGTTTGCGAGAACCCACGCGGTCAGTTAAAAGCCACAGGTATAAGCTATACCTAAAAGTATTGTTTTGGAGTGAGGGCAGGAAATTAAAACATCCTGCCCATGCCCAAGTGTGTTGTGAACGTTACGCAAATATAAATGAAAGGTTTTGCGATGAAAAAGTTAACGATTTTCTTGATACTCCTGCTTTTCGCTTCTATTGGTTTTTCGGCTATAACGCCTGATAACCTCTGGAAGAAAAGTGGTGGTGGTAATTTTGGTATGGTGTTCAGAGGAACATCTACACAGAGAGACGCTGTGCCTGACGGTGTTTGGTCTGTAACAGAAGGTGATTTGTGGTTTGATACCGCAAACAATACCCTTAATTCTTATTCGGGCACTGGTTGGGCGCCGGCAATTGGTGGAACAAACGGCATAGGAAACATTTTTTATGTTGATAGTGTTACGGCCAATGCTGCAACTGTCGATGGGTTGACGCCGGCAAATGCTTTACCCACTATTGATTCAGCAATTGCTAAATGTACTGCAAATAACGGCGATAAGATTTATGTATTGCCTGGTCATGCAGACACGGTGGCTGCTGCTGCTGGTATTGATTGCGATGTTGCCGGTATCTCAATTATCGGTATTGGTGATGGCGATGATATGCCTGAGGTTTCACTGTCAGCTTCAGCTTCAACAGTTGAGATTGCTGCTGCGGATGTGACCATTAGTGGTATTCGTTTTCTTGGTGCATTTACCAATGGAACGATTGAGGGTATTGATATAACGGCTACTGGAGACGGCGCAAGGATTATCGGCTGCGAGTTTAAAGAGACTACCAATGACAAAGAACTTCTTAAGATGATTACGGTTACAGCAAACGCCGACAGATGCGTTATTGCCGGTAATCGTTTTCTCGGTGAAGCTGGCGGCACAAGCAGCGTGGCTATTAACCTTGAAGGTGGCTCTGACAAGACTGTTATCGCCGATAACACATTTATAGGCGATTGGTCTGGTTATGTGATTGACGGTTCAACTGCCGCTTCGACCGAATTGGCTGTTTATGGAAACTATATCCATAATGCCGATACTGGTGCTGGTAAGACAATGGCATTCCACGCTTCTACGACAGGTGGTATCCTGTCAAATCAGTGTTACGGCAACGGGTCGTCTTATGAACTTGTCGCAAATGCAATGTTTGTGTCTCCTGACAATATAGTAATGACATCTGAGGACGTTGAGACAAGAAACTTTGAGTCTATGCTTGGAGCCTTTACGGGCGCCACGGGCGGGGCTGCCGGTACGAGTATTTATGCCGACATGGTACTTGCTCAGACCGATCTCGATGCGATTATTGTTGATGTTGGTTTGTGGAACACTTCTTCAAAAGCAAGAACATTACTCTATGGTTCAGATACAGCAGGTGCTACTGCCGCTGGAATAGCCGCTCTTAACGGATATTACCATACAGGCACGAACTCTGCTGCATCGACTACTGCGCCAGTGGTTGCGGCAATGACTGGTTTTGGCGATGATTATTTCAATACCGATTGGGTAATGATTTGTCTTTTGAACGTTGATGCAAACGGCACGGCCCCAGAGGGTGAAGTTAGAGATATCACCGATTACGTTTCCCTGACTGGAACGTTTACCGTGTCCGCTTTTTCAGCGGCATTAGCCAATACCGATAAAGTTATGGTGATGAGACGTGAAGAAGTAGCGCTTCTCAACTTCGCCGCTGGTACTGGTAATTATCCTACCGGCGTTCTTGACGATAGTCCGCTTGCTTATATCCTTGGCAAAGGTGCTACTGCGTCTGCGAGCACTTATGTAAACACTACTGATTCGTTAGAAGCTATCCGGGACAATATGGATACTCTTAACACTGCCGACCAGGTTGATCTTGATGCACTTATCGCAAGACAACTCACTGAAGATGCAAATGTATCTGCGATGGCTGCAGCTTTGACTGTTACTGATGGAGTGGTTGATGATGCCAATGCTAATGTGACTTTAATACTTGGTGATATGGAATATTCAGCTACG